GTCTATCTCTGCCTTGGGTAGATAAAACTCCTTGCGGATCTCATCTTCTACAAAGTCAAAGTATTTCTCACTTTGCCAATAACCCACCATCATTCCTGATTTGGTGATCTCTTGGTAACTATGCTGTTTTTCCTGTATCTGCTCTGCAACATTATTTGTTACATGAAACGATATAGGGAAAACACCTAGTTCATACTGTCTGTTTTTGTTGTCTTGATAAAAAGTAGTGTTTAACTCTAGGGTTTCTCCTAGTGTCTTAGCTACTGCGTATCCTGCTGCGTATTGGAACATCTGGTTGCCCAGACCTCCCATAATGTAAACGATCATAGAAAAGAGGGTAGATTTTGTCTACCCTCTATTCTACTTATTATCTACCTAATATCAAGCAGATAAGTCGAATGCGCCACCATGAGCAGCTTCGTTGCGAACTTCCAAGGTCAATTCAGCCAAGATTTGCTTTTTGTCAGCATCGCCAACTTTAGCAATATCATTGGTCTGGAATGGGCGCAAGTAAGCCAATGCTGCATACTCAGGATCGAGTACGAGGGCATCACGAGTACGCATAAAGCGGTTAGGAACGATCTGCAATACACCAAAGTCGGACTGATATAAATCAGCACCGGCTAGGATGGTTGCTTGACCATTCGTAGGTACTTGATAGCGTTGTGCAGCCAAGCCAGTAAAGCCTGATACTGTCTGCTTGAGAGCAGGCGATACCATCAATACGGAAGGTGTGCCACCACTAATGAATACCTTGCTGATAACATCCTTGAGGATGGTCTCAGTAAAGGTGCGAGTTGTACCATCGGTACGGACTGATACACCGATTGTGGTTGGGTCAACACCAGCAGTTGTACCAGCAGACTTGTTTGTGTTTGTCTTGATGAAAGACAACAACGAACTCATCTTACGAGCTACAGAACCAGATGTACCTGCTGCTTGAGCTTGGTTAGCGGTAATGATTGTCTCAATATCACGCTTGATCTCAGCAGAAGCCTTAGCCAACTGATAAGCCATCTCAGACTTACGACCAGCAAGGTCAGAAGCCAAGAGAGTACCAGAAACCATAACAGTCTTACCAACGATCTGTGTAAGGTTGCCAAGGCGAGTTGTTGGGGCGATAGTACCTTCGGTAGCAGTTGCACCTTCAACTAATGCGTTGGAAGTGGTAGCTGCTGCGAGGGCATCAGTTTGCCATTCGTGGTTAACGGAAGTCGCTTTGGTTTTACCAATAGACGACATGATTGGGGTGTCGGTAGGGCTGATGTCATAAATAACATCGGTTAAGTCCTCACGCGCACCAATAGCGGTGTAGCGATCATATGCTGCCATGATTAAATTCCTTTATAAAAATCGTTCAAATAAACGAACCGCATCTTTTTTATTGCCTGATTGGCGTAATACGGCTCTCTCTTTTTTAAATGTTTCATTATCAGAACTCTGCGGATTAGATGTTCCTGGTCGAATAGTCTTAGGAGCATTGGCTACTTTCTTAGAAGTAACACCTTTGCCTGCCATCAACTTATCGTACTGTGCTGCTTTATAGAGGGCTAGTACAGCGCGACTATCGTAAACCTGAGACAACTCTTGATCGGTAAATCCTTGAGATTTTGCATAATTGCGAATGTCTCTACGGATTACTTCGGCTTTCACATCATCCTTAAACTCTGGGATAGCCTCTACAAGTTTTGCCTGTTCTGCTTGGATATGCTTTTGCAACTGTGCTTGAGTATAAGACTGCTGTTCTTGCTGAACTCGCTGTCTTTCCATCTGCACCGCTTGCAACTGCTTCTCTCGTTCCATCTTCTCTGCCATAGCAACTGCATAAGCAATAGGATCTTCTGCCTTTAAATTAGACAGATCTTCTCCTTGGTCTTGCTGTTGTAACAGTTGCTCAATGACTTGGAGTCGTTGGGCATAGGTTTCTCTGGTCTTTGCTGCTTCCGCAATCTTTACTCGATCAGCCTCTACAGCCTTTCGTTGTTCCGCTAAAGATTGGGTTTTCTTCTGATAATCGGCAGTCCTACTGTAACCATTCAAAAGTTCATCAAGGCTAACTTCCACTTCTTCACCAGAGACTTTAACTCGGTATTTGGGGAGTTCCTCTACTTCTTCTTCTTGGCTTTCAGCTTCTTCTGCACTTACATCTTGCTCCTCGGACTCGGCAGAATACTCTGCCTCACTAGGTTCTGGTTGGGCTTGCGCCTCCTCCGCTTGTGGTTCAAGAAAAGACATAAATGCATTAGCTGCACCTGATACAGAATTGTCTACACTCCCTTGTGGGTTGGTGTTTTCACTCATTTTCGACCTCTATGGTTGTTAAAAAACCTTTACACGCTTCTTTTCAATTTCGCCATTGTGTGCGATTGATTGAATAGATGCTTCAAATTCCTCTAGTGCCTTTAGTTTTACTAAGGCTTTTTCTCTGCCTTCTACATCATGCTCGGCAGAACTAAAGATATACGACTTGAATGAGTCTTTCTGAGTCTGTAATAACTCTTGGAAAAACTCATCACCTAATAATGTTTTAGCTCTATCTACTTTGTTCATCCAGGTATCCTGACATCCCCGGTTAATTTAGCACCAACTTGGGCTGCTTTCAACTGTGCCTCTGCTTGGAACTCTGCTGTCTTGAGTTCTAGGTTAGCTGCTGCCTTCTCTCTTTCGAGTTGGATAGAGGCTTGTGCTTTTGCTTTAGCGATTTCGATGTCGTTTAGAGCTTTAGCACGATCTACTTCGATCTGTGCCTGTGTCTGTGCCATTAGCGCATCCATCGCTGGATTAGGCATTGGCTGTTGAGGCTGTGGCTGAGACAACTGTTGGTCTAACTCTGGTGGAATCTCTTTAAAGAACTCCATCGAATCTTTGTACCCTGCTGCCTCGATAAACTTACCAAGTGTGTTGCGATACTGACCCACGCTTACTAACGGATTAGCAAAGCCTTGGGTTGTCAAGATTTGCTCTTGTTTCTGCATAACCATTGCTGCCATTGCCATCTTTTGATCTTGGCTACCTGTGCCTAGACCGACATTGACTGTTACATCGTAGTTGTTCTTCCACTCTCTTGGGTCGATAGAGACATACTTGCCTCGTAAACGAATGACCCTTGGCTTGTCCTGATACTTTAGGATCAAGTGGAATATGCCTGCGAATAAGTCTTTTACACCTGTATCGGCAAAGATTCTAGCAATCATCTCTATACGACCAGAGCCTGCTTGTTGCATTGCTGCAATCGCTGTGGCTGTGGTGTTTTGTAGAATGTTAGGATCTATACCTTGGCTTGTAGATGTAACACCTGAACGCTTCTGCAATACCTGATCCATGTAATCTAGCATTGGGAACGACTGTGATGCTGTTGCCGGTACAGATAATGGTTGAACCGCGCCCTGAGACTTAATTCGAACTACACCGCCAGGCGATGAGGTTAGTAGGTCATCTAGGTTTACTTGTCCATCTAGGGCTGTAACCCTAGGCATATTGGTTAGGTACAAATTATCTAGGATCTGACGAGTAATCGTAGACTTAATAAGCTGTATGTCCATTGCTCTGTCAGCTAGACTTTGACCAAAGAACTTGTGTGGCATAGGAATAGGGCAGATGCTTGCAAAAGGAATGTGATCTGTTTCCTCGTTGTCAATAATCTGATCGCCTGCATAAACTACCTTACGGAGTTCTGCAATCCCATCACCATCAAAGTCGGTACGAATATAGCACTCAAACAACTCTACTTCTTGCATCGTAAAGTCTAGGCTTTGTGTCTCGTCTGGCATCTCGCCTGCGCTATACCTTGCTACTCTCTCAGGAGTGTAAGTAAGGTCGTTGTACGCTGGCATCTTGTCCACTTCATCTTGTGGATAGCCCATAGCGATTAAGTCTGATCGTGTCTTGACTGTGCGATGTGCGACAAATCGTGCGTTCTTGATGCTCTTATCGCGCTTGGCGATTAAAAACTCCTCTGGTGGCACATTCTCTACACAGACCTTACCGACTTCTTTTTTCTTCTTGATGACTACATTGTAAGAAAGGATAGGCATACCCATTGGGTCTATGCCTACTTCCTCGGTCTCTTGGCTAATTAGTTCCATCTCGCCATCAGCAAACAGAAGGGTTAATTCCTCTGCGTTTAGACCTTTGTATTCTTCTTTAGTAGGATCTTCGCTATCCTCCCACCAATACTTTACGATTCCGTTCTTCTGTAGAAGTGCATCCTTCATCCAATTATGTAGGATGATGACACCATCGTTATCGCTAAAGAACACATAGTTCGTGAGTTCGGTAGCTTGTTTGGCTAGTTCCTCGTCTCCTGGCATCCTTGGCTCGAACCGACCTAATTCGTCTGATCCAGCAAAGATACGCATTAACTGAGGTAAAGCACCATCTACGACCTCGGCTACTTCGCCTGTTACGATCTTAGAACGACCATCTA